GGTTCAATCATGGTTTTTCTCCTCTACTTTATTACCACGATGATCTACGGTGATGAATCCGCATCCTTCACATAGATCGGATACGGTTTCACCTTCTTGACAAAGGTTACTAAGATCGCCACATTTATCGTATTGCTCATCGGTTACGCCAAGAACTCTCTTAGCGCACTCTCTACAGAAATCTGCCATTATAATTCTCCAAAAGAAATGAAAAAGGGGCATATAGCCCCTTTTATTGTTACTACACTATTATATAGTATTAGAATCTGCGCGTATATTGTAAACGCACTGCATCTTTTTCTTCATCACCCCAGCTACGGCTCCAACGAACTGCAACTGCATCTTGTTTTGTCAGTTCATACCCAACCGCAACATGAGCGCGCTGTGTTGCGTAGTTGTTAGATGTATCGATAGCATCACGGTAGCGAAAGCCAACATCACTAGTGAACCCAGCACCAAGAGGAACTTTAACACCTGCATCAATTGCATAGTGACTAAAATGAGTAGAGCTAGATACCCTTTCACCTAAACGACCACCAAGGTAGAAGATATCAAATGAACGTCTAACACGAACTTCCATTCCTTGTGAAATAGAACCACTACCAAGTGCTGTTTGGCTGTTTTCCAGTTTAAGGCTGTAATCCATAGCGCCTTCTTTGATACCAACAACCAAACCTTCTTTAATATTGTCTACGTCTGTTGCACGGTTTGTTTCATTAGAGTATTCCAATGATGTATAACCACCCGCCATAGCGGAACCAACTGCCATCAAACTTACAAGCAAAACTGCTTTTACTAACTTCATACTTACTCCTTTTGTTATTAGGCCGCCTTGGCCCAGACATTAGACCAATCTCCACTCAACGCGCCCTTTGCATAATCAGTTGCCCGATTCTCAAAGAAGTTTGTATGTGTAGGAGCATTGATCATCTCTTCAACCCACGGTAGTGGGTTTTTCTTTACCTTGAATATTCCCTTCAATCCAAGACTAATTAATCGACGATCAGCAATATACCGAATGTATTGCTTAACGTCTGCATTTGTTAGATTTTCCATCAGGTTACAAGAGAACGCAAGATCAATAAAGTTATCTTCCAGACTGACCATCTTCTCTGCAATTGTGTATATTTCACCTTTCAACTTATCATTCCATATATCTCTATTCTCTTCAACATATGTACGAAACAGTTTAATCATTGACTCTGCATGCATTGTCTCATCAACTATCGACCACGTGATGATCTGACCCATCCCCTTCATCTTGCCGTGACGAGGAAAGTTCAGTAGCATAATGAAGCTCGAGAAAAGTTGCATCCCTTCCGTGAAAGCAGAGAATGCTGCAATCTGTTGTGCTATCGTCGTCGCGTCCTGGCCCGCAAGAGACAAGAAATAATCGTGCTTGTCTTTCATCTCCTTGTACTGCAGGAACTCGTCGTACGTTGAGTCCGGCATCCCTAAGGTTTCGATCAAATGACTGTAGGCAGCCACATGAAGAGCTTCCCTGGCCGCAAAACCACTCAACATCATTCGAATCTCTGGTTGCGGGAAGTAGGGAAGATAGTTCTTTACATATCCACCCGCCACGTCCACGTCTCCTTGCGTAAAGAACCTGAAGATGTTTGTCAGGAAGTGTTTTTCTTGTTCGTTTAGTTTGTTTTTCCAATCTTTTACATCCTCTAGCATCGGTACTTCCGTGTGTAGCCAATGGCTCTGTTCGTGTTTCAACCACGCATCATATGCCCAAGGATAGTTGAAAGGTTTAAAATAGTTGCGTTCGTCTGTTAATTTACTTTTTGCTTTTTTGATCATTGGTTTCTTTGTTTTTGTTCTTCTAGTTCTTGTTGTTCTAACTCCTCCAATCGGCCAATCAATACGCTAATTGCTGTATGAATGTGACCAGTATCATGATCGAGTAACCTGCTTCTTAATATTACAATCTCCTCACTAAGACATCTTATTCGTTGTAATGTTGTTAGTGGGTTCATAGTAGCTCCTCCATTAGTTTTTCTTTTGAAAGTGCACCACCAATTCGCTTAACAATATTATTATGTTCGTCAAGCAGTATCAAGTGCGGTACACCTCTTATTCCGTATTCTATAGCAGCAGCAGTGTTCTGATCAACATCTATTACTTCTACAGGATATGGAAATTCAATATCTTCCATAGTTTTAGATAACATTTTACATGGTCCACACCATGAAGCTTCAAATTTTAACAGTCTCATATATTTCCTATCTTACAGGCCAATGTTTATTAAATTTCTCAAAGTAGAACATCAGTTCTTCTTTCTCATCATCATAGTACTCACCGACATAATCTGATTTGACACGTGCATGAATATTCTCACACATGGCAACCAAAGTAATATTATCTCTGATATAGCCCCAATCGTAGAGAACGTCAAGCATCCATTTCCAATTGCCGCCGCGAATGATACCTGCCTCCACCAATACTAGATCTTGGTATGGTCTAATGTCTCCTGATTGCATCACCATTTTTTTAATGTAGTGATCAGGGGTTTCATCAGGATATGTGACGTCAACTGGGATTATATTTAGCATCTCACCTTTGCGAGACCAGGAGTGTGCAAGGTGCATCGCAACGGTAGCAGAGTAGTCAGGTGAGGCCATGATTACTGCTGTTGTTTGAGGATCAAAATCAGAGCTATCAACGATTGTTTCTAACCGTTGTATCAGCTCCCATTCTTTTTCTCTTGTGATAAAGTGTAGTGGTCTTCTGTTCATTTATAAACTTCATTTAAACTGTAAAGCTACTACCGCATCCGCATGTTTGCTTGGCATTTGGGTTTTTAATAATGAACTCTTTGGTCATTAGTTCGTCTCTATAATCAATAGTTGCTCCCTGTAAGTATTGCATACTCATTGCATCAACCATAATATCAAACTTACCAAGACTGACGTGGAAATCATCTTCATTAGTTTCCTGATCAAAAGTGAACCCGTAGCTAAAACCAGAACAGCCACCACCTTGAACAAACACTCTCAACCCCTTGATTGTAGGGTCGTTCTCGTCAATGTATAAATCTGTAATCTTTTCTTTTGCTTTATCAGAAATTGATATCATTTATTTTTCCATTAGCTTGTTGACAAACTCTAGTAATTTGGGTTGATGATTAACGTACTTGCCTTTCATGTATGAATAGCTACCGTACCACCACTCCTCAGCTTCCGGATGGCAACCAATCAATCCAATGTTACCTTGAATAGCAGCCATCACATCATCATTAGCATACTTAGAAACTAATTCAAACTTACTATAGTCTCCTACAATAGCACAACCATCATAAAAGAACATATTTGCCTCCTGACCGTGCCAGTACACTTTTAGGTTCTTTGCATGAGGTCTTTTGGTGTCTGTGTTTGGCCGTGTAATATATTGAACGGTATCGATTCCGTCTAAGATGTCTAGATAATGACTTCCAGCCCAGTAAGCACCCATGCAAATACCAATATATTTACCACCGTCAGTAACAAACTTCTTTACTCTTTCAGTATTATTCTTAAATAGTTGGTAAAATGTATCTGCATCACCTATTCCGCCAGGAACAATAACCATATCAACATCATCAAAGAAACATTCTTCTACTCTATTCTTAGAAAACAACTTTATATTATACTGACCGTCAAGTGATCTGATTACAGCATTACAGCACTGTACAGAACACTTGGGGTCATACACAAACAGTGCAATTGTTTTCATCTATCCTTCACAGGCCAAACAAACATCGTCGTTCTGAGCAAGTGCTTTCAGGTCAATCTCTTCAATTACTCTTCTTTCAATCTTCTTTGACACCTTATCAGCCTTGCCAATCTTCTCGCTTCTGCAATAATAAAGGCTCTTGAGCCCCGCTTTCCATGCCTGGAAGTGAACTGCATGCAAATATCTAATATCAACAGTTGGTCTAAAGAATAGATTGAGTGATTGAGCCTGATCAATATATTCTTGTCTATCAGCAGCATGTTGAATCAACCAGCGTTGATCGATCTCCATACTCGTTTTAAATACGTCTTTCGTCCAATCATCCATCCAGTCAAGATGTTGAACAGAACCGTCATTAGCAATAATCGAAGACCAAACCTCATCATAATCTACATCGTTCTGTTGTCTAATAATAGCATCTAGCCATCTGTTCTTATTCAAAGAAGATCCGGAAAGAGTATCTTGGCGATAAGCGTTAGCTCTAAATGGCTCAATACTAGGAGAAGTGTTCCCCATGATGATACTAGAAGAAGCATTAGGAGCAATAGCCATAAGATGACTGAAACGAAGACCGGTGCCTTCTGCATCAGGAGCTTCACCTCTTTCGCTACCGAGTTCAGCATTTGCCACATTTAGCTTTTCTCTAATATGTTTAAAGATCTGCTTGTTTCTTCCAACGGCATTTGCTGATTCCCAAGGAATGTTATTCTTTTGCAAGTATGCGTGCCAACCTAGAGCACCAACGCCGATAGAACGCTCACGAGAAGCAGAATAAGTGGCCCTTGCGACATGGACGGGAGCGTTATCGATAAAATACTGAAGGACATTATCAAGAAGCTCAGCAATGTCTTTGAGAAATAGATCATGATCTTTCCAATCATCGTAGTATTCGAGGTTAACAGAAGACAAACAACAAACTGCAGTACGGTCTCTGTCTGTTGGAAGGATGATCTCAGAGCAAAGGTTAGATTGACGAATCTTCAATCCTCTATCCTTCAACCACTTAGGCATCTTCTCGTTAGAAGTATCAATGAAGTGTAAGTATGGTTCACCAGTTTGCATTCTCAATTCTAGAATCTGTTGCCAAATATGCTTTGCTGATACTGTATCGCGTACTGTTCCGTCATGCGGATCAACTAGATCCCAACTATCATCAGCTTCTGGATCCAGCATACACTTCTCAACAATTTGCATGAAGTCATCTGTAATATTTATACCGTGATGCAAATTGGGTGCACGCATATTGGGGTCACCAGTTGGCTTCCTCATATCTAAAAAGATAGGTAGATCGGGGTGACTAATATCAAGATAAGCAGCATAGGATCCACGTCTTGTACGACCTTGACGATATGCAAGACTGCTGGCATCATAGATTCTAAGATGGGGCATCACTCCGGTACTTTTATCATCAGCAGAACGAATTCCAAATCCAATCCCAACACCGCCTCCCAACATACTCAACCAATTGGTTTCAGAAAGATTATCTACAAGACCGGCTGAGCTGTCGTGCATGTAGTTGAGGAAGCAAGAGATTGGTAATCCCTTTTGTGTTCTTCCGAACGATAGAATCGGCGTAGAGAGCGATAACCAGTGTAGACTAGCATAGTCATAGATACGCTGTGCATGAGCTGGATTACTTCCGAATGCACGTGCTACGAACGCAAATCTCTCCTGTGGTGATGCCTCACTATCCAACATATACGATTCTCTGAGTCGTTTCAGTCCGTGCTCATCAAATAATTTATCATTACCATAATTTAACCTAATGTTAAAGTTATTCATTGCTTCTTCGTTTCTAACGACAGACAAGTTTACCATTAATTATTCCTTTGTTATTATGTTTATTACTGTGAAAGGTTACTTAGTCTATCAGTCAGACCTTCGTTTTCGTCAAAAAAGACAGTGTATGTAAATCTGTATTGAGGGCCATATCTTGACTGAGATCTTATTGTGTGAGGAATTCCGCCATCAAATAATATAATTCTACCTGGTTTATATACTGATGTAAACAAGACCTCTGTCATCTCTTCGTTGAAGAATAAAGTCTCTCCTGCCCATTCTGGCTTCCAACTACTGTTTGCATAGTATAATAGAGTTGTATTGACGTGTGTATGAGCAAAGTTTGTGTCTGACGGGTGTGAGCAATTGATTATAAAGTTGTATGGGAATTTGTGTGTAATCAACGGGTATACTTCAGATTTTTTGAGTGTTTCGTATAGTTTCAACTCTTCAAACTTATGCAATGATACTTTTGAATGAAAATAACAATGTTCTTTATTTTCTATATCATTTGTATCGTTCCATCCTATTTTATATTCAGTCTCCATTGCAAACTGGTATAACGATGCACGAAATGAGGCTTCAAAAACATTATCAAAGACAAATATCTTCTTTCCCCGGTCAACGGTAATCTCTTGTTTCTTCATAGGGGTATTATTTAGATATGAATTCTGACGCCATTGGAAATATTTCCGAGATTGCTTTTGCACAAGCACGTGCTACTTCCATATGCTCTTTTTGTGTTCCATTACTGCTTCTCAATTCAATGTAATGTATCCATGATCTAATAGTTCCGTTCATATAAAGGCGTGAAACCGTCATTCCTTCCGGTAAAACTGCTCTTGCCTGCTCTTTTGCTATCCCGTTATCGATCGCCCATTGATACGCTTCTTTAACAGCGTATAACACGCGTTGCTGAGCACGAATCCATCCCGTATCAAGATTGCGTGAATCAGGATTATCAAGTACCAGCTCTATGCTATTTTGTCTATTTGATGTGTCTTGGATTCTACATTCTCGTATAACAAACGCATTGTCGAGCTCAGCCGTTGGGTCAGCGTAACGTTGGGAAAATTCCTGAAAAGAAAAGCTGCGATGTCGAAGGATTTGTCTTGCGATATCTCTTGTAGTTGTGATTTCGATACAGGCGGAGGCCATTTCGAACGGACTCCAGTGCTTGTGCTTTGCAAGATATCTAATGAGTCGTTCTGACGTTTCATTATTTGATTGATTGTTTGGGTTTGATACCCTTGCGCAGTAGCTGATGAGATCTTGTACATCTTTACAGTATACCTCTTCTTCTGTTGAAATAGCCGGCTTAGAATAACTTATCAACTTCACTTCCATACATCTTCTTTCCATTTTTCTGTTTGTTCAAATCTTTGCTCCTGAATTGTTTTTTCATTCCAAACTTTTCTAGGATTAGCACACATGAAGCATTTCGGGTCACCACAAGAGATGACACTTCGTTTAAGGAGCTTATGTGGCTCTTTACACGGGATACTGAATGCTTTAGAGAGCTTTACTTGCTTCTTTATCTTGTTTTCTTTTTGCTGGATACGTTCTTGGTGTTTGCTTTTGTCATTTAACATTTCTTCCATTGTGTTATCCTTAATTTAGCTTCTAAACCACAGACAGTATTACAATCGATTACTAGCTTAACATCTTCCGGCTTCATTCCCGCCAAGACCATCTCATTGATATCTTTTTGCTCAATGTGGGACGGCCATATGCATACATTATACCCTAAATCGATTGCCTTTTCAACGATGTTGCATATATCAATATTCTTCGGCTCATTGTCTAGTACGATCACAAACCTAGACGGATCATCAATCACTCTCTTCAACCCGTTAAGGTTATTGGAGGACCCCATTGCAAGTGCATTTGGTAAGAACAATGAATCAAGAGGACCTTCTGTTACATAGATCTTTTCCTTCTTATCAATTGTATCCAATCCAAATATGAAAGGCTTATCGGTATCTACGTGAATGCTGATGTATCTTAACTTAGTCTGCCCGAATGCACGTCCCTGAAACCCTATCAATGACCCGTCCATATCAACATAAGGAATCACCAGCCTTGCCTCATCAAAATCAGTACTCTCAAACTTATCAGGAATGATCGTGTTGACCCATTTCTTAAATTTTAGTGAAAGGAATAGTCTGAAGTGATGTTTGGTTGGGATCTTTCTTGAGTTGACATACCTCTTTGCAGGGTTATCATGTTCTAATGATGATATCTTTTTCAGTTTCTTGAATGCTTCTTCGCGGAGGTATTTAGGGAACCTGATCCGGGTAATATCCGGTTCGCGAGCGCTAACACCCACTTGAGTAGACAAATATTTTTCTGCAAGTCTTTCCTTTTGATACTCATCGTGTAGCTGAGGATCAATTACTTTTATGAAGGAGGAAAGGTTCAATGAAGCATGACAATTATGACAATAGTAAGTCGTCTGGTTATTCTTGGTTAGAATAAAGCCACGTGCTTTTCTTTTGTTTGTTTGCGAGTCACCGCAGATGATACACCGGAAATTAAAAGTCCCATCGCTCGTTTTCTTGAACAATGGGAGCCTTGATGAGATGAGCCCGATATATTTGTAATCAATTGGTAGCATATAGATCCTCTAAGACACAAGAGGATTATATACTGTTACTGATTAGTAGTCAACCGCCAAATATCTTTAATATTTTATCTGAGTGTCCAGCAAAGAATCCACCAGCAGCAATTACACCGGCAAACGACCATACCAATCTATCTCTTTGACTTTTGATATAGGAGATCTCTTTTGCAAGAGAGGTGTGCTGATCACAAGATGCTTGATACATCTCTTCCAGTTTTGCAGTAAGTCCGTCACGGGTCTTATCGAGGCAATCATGCATCTCCTTAACATCTACCTTGAGCTCGTCAAGTTTCTCGTTAAGGTTTTCGACTTTGGTCTCTACAACGCCGATTCGTTCTACTGTAGTAGCCATGTTACTTTTTCTTTTCGGGAACAGCAGTGCCATCTAGCTTCTTGTGTACTTTGATCATTTTACACTGTTGGGCTGGCTTGCTAGTCTTCTTATCGATGACCACATTACCGGCTTTATCCAGCTTGTCTTTGCACACCTCTTTCATCTCACCACCAGCAAAGGCAGTCAAAGAAGAAAGAGATAGAATGAAGGCAATTGATAGATTTTTCATGGAAGATCCTTTACTTACTTCGGTTTTCTTATTTAGATTTCTGGTTGTGGCGCGGGAGCTGGGGCTGGCTTGCCACCGAATCCTGTAACAACCTGAGGTGTAGGCATATCAAATCCACCACCAAAAGAAGGTGAAGAATCAAAACTTGGTTCGACTTGTGATCTCTGTGATCTTGTGGGAGTAGAAGGAGGTGTAGGAGGCTTGTCCCATCCTTTATTAGCTGCTTCTAATGCCTTTGCTTGAGCTTCTGGTGTACTTGCTAGCATGATACCAGACAATGTACCAGTCAGAAATGTTGCAATAGGAATAATCAATTCAAAGAACTTATTATCAACAGGACTGATTGCATCAAGTGGTTGTGTAACAAAGATTAAACTGTACAACACAACAAATACAATACCGAACAATGTCAATGCAAGAACAATACCTACAAAGAACTTTAAACGGTCCATCAGTTCTGTACCTGTATAACGTGGTGAATCGACAAATAGATCTCTAATCATTTACAATCTCCCTTTTTTTCAACTTTAACTTCAGGTGCAGGTGTACTTATTCTCTTATCTGTTTTGATAAGGATGTCAGGACACGTGCGTGTAATTTCACATGCAGGTTTTTGACATTGTGGGCTATTCCAATTTGCTGAATCTTGACATTCATATCTGAATCTATCACCACATCCAGCTAAACATAACAAAGCAATTAATATTATTTTTGTTTTCATTGCTTTACTTTCTTATTTTTTAGGTGCAAAGGCCTCTGTAACAGTAAACCCTAAACCACCAATTACAATATACATCATACTTTGATATATTGTTACATCCATTGTCATGCTCCAAAACAAGTTAGAGATGAATGCGGTGCAACACATTAAAAAAGCAAGAAAGGTAATTGTTCTTTTGCTACTTAATTCACCAGTTCCATCACCAAGCATGCTTCTTAAAAAAGACATATTATGCTCCTAGTACGTGTAGGGCATGTTCATAATGTTTAATTCTATCCTCAAGTCCAATTGTACCACCATTGATACGCTTAGTTAATGTTACAATATCACCTTTATCAGCCCATTGGTTTAAGTTATTTGTTTCCCAGAACCAACATGCAGACTGTGCTGCACCTTCAAATGTTGCAAGATACTCAGAAGCTTCGTCTGGAGTAATTTCTAATGAATCAGCAAAAGCAGTATAGTTTGACTTACCAGTCAATTGGATCAATCCACGACCACAATACTTATATCCATCTCCAGACGCTTCGTCTCCGTTACCCATACGACTTGCATAGATTCTATTTGCAATTGCTTCTTGTTTGTTTGGCTTAGATGCATACTCGTTTGCAATATCATCGTTATGAAAATACTTACCAAACAACTTACGAAGCGAGGCTGCTTTGTAGTTTAGATTCTCTTTAAGAACCATGAATCCACCAGACTCATGTGCGCACTGAGCAACAAAAGCAGCTATTCTCTTTGGTGCATTAATTTCGTAGTCCGGTAACAACAGAGACAGCGCTTGGTGCCAGTTATCTATATACGGGTTCTTTGGAAGTAATTCTTTGAGTTGTTGTTTTGTTAGTTCCATATCAGTTCCTTATAGTGTTATTGGTAAAAATAACCAAAATCCTTGCAGCATCAATAATATAGAGAAGATACCGGTGCCAATACTTATCCAGTACATTCTTATGCTAAAAGATAGCATAGCAGCAGCCATTATAACAATTGCGATTTGTAACAGAGCGTTGGCAAAAGTATACCAAGGAGCTCTAAGCTCACAAACTGCTCTATTAGCTTCAATTGCTCTTGCCTTTGCCATTAATTCTTTCTTACCCTCACCACTCTTTGGATCGCTTTCGTAGCGTTCAATTTTAGCAGCTAACTGTCTGATCTTTTCAGGATCCTTAGCATCTTCTAATCGCATCTCAGTCAAAGTCTGTTTAATTGACTTTGCTTGGTAGAATGCCCATACGTTATTTGCTTCGATTGTATCAGAAAGAATTTGTGATGAGTTACCACCGTCAAGAATAGAATTTAAAGCAAGGATTGCTGCAAATAATGTAATAATCCAACCAGCTCTCTCTTTAAACTTTGAAAGTATCATAATAATCTCCTTGTTTAGTTACACCAAGATTGTTTTGCGTCTCCGTAGTATTCCCGTGCAAGACCATTGCTGATTAATCCAGCACGAACACTTTGGCCGTTAACAAGAATATCACCTAGCACACGGCCACCAAATTTATCCCACCCATAAAGAGTAGCTTGAATCTTGCCGCCCTTTGCAATCATATTGTAAGTAAATTTACTAGCTAGCTGTGCTCGCTCATCCTCTTGAGGACATTGAGCTCTATGACCTTTTTCAGGAGTATCAACTCCGTAAATTCTAACTGCAAGCTCAGGCTTCAACGGTGCTGGCAAGAACGGGGCAGAGATTACAATTGTATCTCCATCACTCACTCTTAGCACTTGTGCATCGTATGTCACGCCAGTTGGTTGTTTTGCTGCAAATGCCAACAGAGGCAAAGCAAGTATCAGCAGTAGTATCTTTTTCATTTTATTTCTTTGAGTTATGTTTTACTAACGAGTCCCATCCAGCCTGGAACCAATCAATCCCGAACGGGTTGAATAGCTTCTCACCGTGAGTACCAATTACCTTCTCCATTAATAACATTGATGTGGTTTCATTTGTCTTTAGTGCTTGCTTAACAAATATAGATTGAGCATCGACGTACTGGTTCCATGCCTGACTAAGTTCAGGATGTTTCATAAACTTCTTAATAAATTGTTTTTTGCCGTGTTGAATTGTATCAACAAGTACTTCAGGGTTTGTCATTTTACACTTTCAAATATTTGTTTCTGGGTACCGTACCATTCAATCCATGATTCATTCTGGATTGAACACTCATGGTATTTTGTATAGTTATTAGTCACGTTTTTTGCCACGTCGGACAACTTTGCTTCTTTTTCTAATTTTTCTAGCTGAGGACATAGTTGCATTAACCTTTCAGGTACTTGTGGAAACTTTGCAGTTACTGGAACTGTAGTACTACATCCAGTTGCTAAGAATGCAAGTATAATCAATATTAATAACACAAAGCATTTAACTAAATTCATTTTGACTGCTCCGCTGCATCATTTAGTGTCTTAACAAAATCTTCTGGTATCTCACATCTGTCATTGTATTTGACTATTTCTTTGTCAATATACTTAACAATCTCTTCACCCTTGATTCTTACAATCTCTGTCTTCTTAACTATTTTTGTTACAATCTTAACATTCTCTTCTGCAGACTTTACTTCTGCAGCTGCTACCTTTTGTTCCATCTCTGCAACTCTATCTCTCCATGCCTGATCATTCCATGCTGCACCCAACATGAAAGTTGAACCCACAATAGCTACCACAGATACAATTTGGATTGGAGTCTTGTACATATAGACAAACGGAATGAACTTCATCAAGTATGAAGCAATCAATCCACCTATACCAGCCAGTAAGATGAAATGGAATATCCAATCAGGAAGGAAGTTTAGTATCCACATACGGTTTCTTTCTTCTTAACATATTTTTAGCTTTAGGAATCAATAAAGGATCGAATCCCTTTACATTACCACTACCAACATTATTGGCAGGGACTTCACCTTCTTCTGTTAATTGTGTATATACTTTCATGAACTGAGTCTCAAAATATACTTCGTTCATTAACAAATCACTCTTGTGCTCTTTAATTAATAGGTACGAAGCAACAGACGAACCAAGGATAGAGTTACCACCTGGAATCTTTGCTAGTAATTTTTTGAGATTGTTTGTCAGTATATCAAAGTAACCCCATGCAGCCTTCTCTTGGTCTGTCTTTAGAGTACTTTTCTTTTTGAGAACCTTGCCGCTCTTATCAATGATACCCAGCTTGTAGGCATCCGACTTCTCAAACGGAACAACAATACGCTTGAGGAACTGGTAGGTCAAGAACATATCCATCATCGGATTCTTAGTCAACGACGGGACGTTCTTTATGTTTGAAGGAAAATTAGCTTGACTGTTTGGTTTGTTCATTTATTGCTCTTAATTTAGTTACAATACCCTCATCCATAATTATGTGTGAGGTGATTATGTTTCTTCCCTCAACATTATATATGACATCAGGCAAATAATTAAGAAGCAACAAAAACGGCTTAAGATACTTACCGTATCCATCCATCTTTAAAAATAATAATCTAGTTGTTGCATCAACACCAAACACATTGTATATGATTGTAAGATGATTGAGAACCAGTCGTTCATTCAGCTCACCAGTCTCCTCATATCTACTAAACAGTTTCTTTAGATACTTGAACCTACTTAGATCCTCATAAAACTCTATTGTATCAAAGAAGTGAGGATTGTCATAATGTTTAGCAGCATATAGTAGGGCATTCGCCTCGTTCAAGTCATCAATGTTCATATTAGAAACTACTTAGTGCAATCCTTTTCAGTGTATTGTTTGCTGTTGCAACATACAAGTAGGAAGTATCAAACATCAATGTACCTTTTTTAACAGTTATTGTACTGTTAGCGGGTGTCGAATTATAAATCACTACGTTAGCTGCAGCATTACCAAGTAAATTACCTACAGTGACGTACTTGGTCACAGGAGTACCTGTTGGATCATCTACAATCACCAACAGGTCTACTGCAACCGGAGCTGTAAGTGCAGTCAGCTCCGTTATCTTTTTAGCACGATCACTCATTATGCATCAGGTAGGACGTTGTCATCAGATCCGTCTGTTGACATGGATCCCATAGCTACTAATGTTTCGTACTGAACACGTC